GTAAATGCTGAAGTGAAAACTGAAGCACAACCAACTCCAGCGGCTCAACCAGCGGCTCAACCTGCAGGTGATAGTGCCAAAAGAGCAGAGGATATTTTGAAATTAATAAGATCAAGACAAGCAAAATAATCTGACATTTTACCAAGGCCTTAATTGTTGACAGTTGAGGCCTTGTGTATTATAATAAGGAAACATATGACAAAACCATTTGATGTAACAAAATTTAGAAAAAACATAACAAAATCAATTCAAGGTCTCGGAATAGGATTTAGCGATCCTACAGATTGGATAAGCACAGGAAACTATGCTTTAAATTATTTAATATCAGGAGATTTTAACAAAGGAATTCCCCTAGGCAAAGTATCAGTACTTGCCGGTGAGTCTGGTGCAGGTAAATCATACATAGCATCAGGCAACATTATTAAGAATGCACAGGATCAAGGTATATTTGTTATACTAATTGATTCGGAGAATGCATTAGATGAACAATGGTTACAAGCATTAAAAGTTGATACATCAGAAGATAAACTTTTAAAATTAAGTTTATCCATGATTGATGATGTTGCAAAAACTGTATCTGAATTTATGAAAGGTTACAGAGAGCAACACGCAGATAACAAAGAAGGTGCACCAAAAGTTTTATTTGTGATAGATTCGTTAGGTATGTTATTAACTCCAACTGATGTTGATCAATTTGAAAAAGGTGAGATGAAGGGCGACTTAGGTAGAAAACCTAAGGCATTAACAGCACTTGTAAGGAACTGTGTTAATATGTTTGGAAGTTGGAACGTAGGACTTGTAGCAACTAATCACACATATGCATCTCAAGATATGTTTGATCCTGATGATAAAATATCAGGTGGACAAGGTTTCATTTATGCAAGTTCAATTGTTATTGCAATGAAAAAATTAAAACTTAAAGAAGACGAAAAAGGAAACAAAATATCTGATGTTAGAGGTATTAGAGCGGCTTGTAAAGTTATGAAAACAAGATATGCTAAACCTTTTGAAAGTGTACAAGTTAAAATTCCTTATGATACAGGAATGGATCCATACAGTGGATTAGTAGATTTGTTTGAGAAAAAAGGATTATTAGTACAAACTGGTAATAGACTAAAATACGTTGATAGCAAAGGAAATGAACACATTGAGTTCAGAAAGGCCTGGACAGGAGCCAAATTGGATATGCTTATGGGTGATTTTGATAAATTATCTAGTGCATCATCACAAGATGATTCACCCGAGGCAAAATAATGATAGAAATGACACATGAAGATATCGAACGTATTTGGGACTCAGTTGTACACTTCATTCCGGAAAAACAGAAATTAGATGCCGCAGTTGATTTTATAAAAACTCTCGACAGTATGGGAGTTGAAGAAAGTGAAATCAAGGCGTGTGCTGATTATGATCCAAAATTAGAAGAAGCGGTAAACACAGTTTTTCAAGATAACGAAGACGAAGAGCAATACGATGATCGATATGAAGACAACTAATTGGTACAACGAAATAAGCAGAAATTTATCCAAAATACCTGACTGCATTAACTATTACGAAACAGAATATCAAAATGCCAAAAAAGAAGTAAAACTTTATGGTAATTTGGAAAAAGCATCAGCGTCTCTACCCGGTATTGTTGAAGAAAGATTTAGTCAATTACAACAAATTGAAGCAATACTTGAATATCTAAATATTGAATTACGTAGAACTAGATCCAAACAATTTAAAAAATTTTTAGAAAATTATAACAGAGCATTGTCCAGCAGAGATGCAGAAAAATATGTTGATGGTGAGCAAGATGTTGTTGATATGGACAAAATCATTAACGAATTTGCATTACTTAGAAACCAATGGTTAGGCATCACAAAAGGACTTGATCAGAAACAATGGCAAATTACAAACATTGTTAAACTGAGAGTAGCAGGTATGGAAGATGCCAATCTCAAATAACAGAATAATCTTAACAGACGTAGACGGTGTACTATTAGAGTGGGAGAAACATTTCACTGAATGGATGTTACAACGTTCTTACTTTGAAACTCCTGTTGGAGAAGGATATGTTGGCAAAAAAATTTATCCATATACTTTATTAGATAACAAAGAAAATACTTACGAGATGGCAGAAAGGTTTGGTTTAACTAAAACAGAAGTAAGAAAAGAAATTAGAGAATTTAATAAAAGTGCCTGGATGGCAACACAACCACCTATGCCTGGATCACAAACTTGGGTAAAGTTATTACACGCAGAAGGTTGGACATTTATACCTATAACATCACAAACATCTGATATTCCAGCACAAAAAATACGTAAAAGAAGACTAGAAGAATTATTTGGTGAGGTATTTTACAATTATCATATACTTGACACAGGAGCAGATAAGGACGATGCACTAGCAGAGTTCCATAATACTGGATTATATTGGGTAGAAGATAAACCAAAAAATGCAATGGCGGGACTTAATTATGGATTGAAAGTATTATTAGTTGACCACCCATATAACCAAGATTTCAATCACCCTGAAATTACCAGAGTAAATAATTGGGAACAAATACATAAAATTGTAGCAAGATGAAAATATACGTTGGACACGACAGCAGAGAAGATATAGCATATCAAGTATGTGAACACAGTATTAAACGTAGAGATCCTTCTGCAGAAGTTATTCCATTAAAACAACAACAAATGAGAGAACAAGGAATTTACACAAGACCTGTAGATAAACTTGCAACAACTGAATTTACTTTTACAAGATTTTTTGTTCCATATCTAAATGATTATAAAGGTTGGGCAGTATTTTGTGATTGTGATTTTTTATGGAAAATTCCATCACATGAACTTGTAAAATATTGTGATCCATCTAAAGCAGTTGTTTGTGTGCAACACGATTACACACCAAAAGAAACAACTAAAATGGACGGACAAGTACAAACTGTGTATCCAAGAAAAAATTGGAGCAGTATGGTACTTTGGAATTGTGAACATGAAAAAAATAAAATGCTCACTCCAGAACTTTTAAACAAAGAAGAAGCCAAATTTTTACATAGATTTACATGGTTAGAAGATAACGAAATTGGATCTTTACCACATGAGTATAATTGGCTAGTTGGTTGGTACAAAGAACCACAAGACGGTACACCTAAAGTATTACATTACACATCAGGCGGACCATGGTTTGACGGATACCGTGATTGCGAATATGGTGATGTTTGGAAAAAAGAATTAATCAATCTTTTTAGTTCATAATGAACTGGGAAAAACTTAAACCCAAAAATTATTTTACAGAACCAGTTGAATATATCTATGCTGGCGACATTTTTGATACTAAAGAGTATGATAAATTATACGAAAATCAAAACAATTTAGATCATCAAATTTGGCAAGAGTTTGATAAAAAATATAAAACGGGTTTTGAATTTAAAGAAGATATTCAAGATATTGATTTTAAAAAAGAAATAATTGCTTTATGGTTTTTTAGAGAACGAGCAGATACAAACCATCCTCCCACATTAGATTTAAAAGGTAAGTTAATAGCATATTCGCACAATGCTTTTTTACTTACAAAGTTTAAAAATATAAAAATTAAAGAAGCAAAAAGAAAATACATAAGACGTCCATTAGTACAAATAGATATGAGTAAAAAACAATATAACGAGTTGGTTGAAAAATTAAAATGAGTGAAGGTAAACAATTTTTAGAAAAGTGTTTAAACACTAATGTTGAATTGCAACCATGGCCATATCAACTAATTGAAAATACTTTATCAGATAAAATATTTGAAAAATTACAAAGAGAATGTATAGAAAATTTAAATTTTAAAACAGAAGAATTAATACAAATACATCCTAATGATTACAAAAAATACAACATTGATTTTTACAACGAAACTGTTGATATTTGTAAAAATTTGTTTGATAATGTAAAACAGTTACATGAAATTTATCCAGCATATAGAAAATATCCAACACTTGGTATCAATGCACATATAAGCGTCACTCCGCCATTGCCATACAAATTTTATATCCATCAAGAAGGTATTGAAAAAACTTGGAGTTCAGTAACTTACATTACTCCAGAAAATAATATTGGAACTAAAATGTACACTGCTCAAACTGAAGATGCGTTTGTGAAAGAAGCAGAATGGAAACCTAACTCAACGTTTATTTTTTGTGGACAACAAAATAAAACTTGGCATTCATATGAAAGTAATCAAACTACTAATAGAATAACTTTTAACTTATTCATTATGAAGCACAGATCTAAGAAGTGCTTCTATCCTTTATAAATTTTTTCAAAGCATTTACATCATTTGTTAGATGTCTGTCTCTAACTTTTTGCCAAACATAATTGTCTCTAATATTAATATTAAAATTTTTTCTAATTTGTTTACCAGCATTATCATTTATAATTTTTTTTGCTTTGAATTCAACTGTTGGCAAATATAAACATCTGTTTAATTTACGAGCAACTTTTTGTGTGTAAGAATCTACGTGCCAGTGCCAAAAAAATACAGGAGCAAGATATCCTAAAGTATTTGTCCAATTTTTATGTACGGCAAAATGTGCGGCACCTAATGGTTCGTCTCCCCAAAGTCTAACCTTGTTTCCTAATTTTCCTGCTGTTTTTACACGTCCATCTGACGGCACAACCATTAAAATACGATCCTTGTATTTGTTTATTTCATTAACAATTAGTGTGTCCCAATGTTCTGTGTTTACTTTAACATCATCTCCCATTAACATTACTACATCATTTGTTGCTTTTTCACACATTAAATTCCAACTAAAACAAGTTGA